GAGTGGCTGGTGTTCACGGTGCTATTCGCAGCGGTTTGGCTCCTAGCCATGTGGATCTTGCTGCAAATGCTGAGGCCGTAGCGCAGGAAACCTAAGGAGTCGCTGCACCATCACCGCCGATGAGTCCCGAACAGATCACGGCCCTTGCGGTGGCATTGCTGGCCGGCAGTGAAGTGCTGAGCCTGATGCCAGGCGTTCGTGCCAATGGTTGGGTGCAGCTGGTGCTGGGCATCCTGCAGGGCATTGCTGACTCGCAGCAGAAATCCGGCCGCCGTCGCCGCTGAGCGCCGTGGCCACAATCCGTTTGAGCGATGCGGCCAAGTGGGACTCGCGTGAACCCCACCAGCTGGCCGCCTGGAATTGGCTGCAGGAGCAACTGAGCGAGGAGGCGCTGCAGGAGTTTGGGGTGCTGTACCGCGCTGCCCCAAACCCCAAAACCCCGCTGCCTCCCCCATGGCTAGCACCCTCCCTCAAGTTGATTCGTGAGTACGAGGGCTGCCGACTCACTGCCTATCCAGATCCCGGTACGGGCGGGGCGCCTTGGACGATTGGCTGGGGTGCGACCCGCACGAAGGACGGTCCCGTGCGTCGAGACCAGGCCATCACGCAGCAGGAAGCTGACGATCTGCTGGTGCATGACGTGGAGCAGCTGTTTGGTCCCGGCGTGCTGTCGCTGATCCCTGCTGCAGCGAAATGGCGACCGAACCAGATCGCCGCGACCACCAGCTTCGCGTACAACGTGGGGCTCGGCGCCCTGGAGGAGAGCACCGTCCGCAAGCGCCTTCTCGCGGGGGAAGACCCCTGCACCGTCGTGCGCGAGGAGCTGCCGAAGTGGGTCCATGCAGGCGAAGCTGTGCTGGCTGGCTTGGAGCGCCGGCGCAAGGCTGAGGTCGAGCTGTTCTGCGGCATCCCTCTGCAGCAGGCCGCGGCCAAGACCAACCCACTGCGGGTGCCGTACTACAGCCAGCGCGATAGCGAAGTCGCAGGCCAGGCATCACGCATGTGCTTCAGCAGCAGCTGCGCCATGCTTGTGGCCACGCTCAAACCGGGCGTGCTGAAAGGCCCCAACGGCGACGATCAGTATCTGCAGCGGGTGCTGCAGTACGGCGACACCACCGACGCCAACGCCCAGATCAAAGCGCTGGCCAGCTACGGCATCAAGGCCAAGTTTCGGCAGGACTGCAACTGGAGCGACCTAGAGCGCCAGATCGACCGAGGCGTGCCGGTGCCCTGCGGGTTCCTGCATCACGGGCCCAGCTCGGCGCCAACCGGTAGCGGGCACTGGCTGATCGTGATCGGCTATGCCCCGACCAATGGGTCGGTCATCGTCAACGACCCGTGGGGCGAAATGCTGGTAGCTGAGGGCCGTTATGCCGGCAACCGTGGCGCTGGCTTGGCCTACTCCCGCAAGAACTGGGGGCCGCGCTGGATGGTGGAAGGCCCTGGCACCGGCTGGGCAATCATCGCTGAGCCATGAGCGCCAACATCTCCCGCCGGATTCAGGAAGGGCTGTGGGTGGTGCAACGCACCGACACTCGCGTGCAGGTGTGGCTGGCCATGGCCAACGGCATCACCTTCATGAGCTATTCCGAAGATGCGGCTCGGCTGTGGCTCTCCCGCGAACGCGACGAACCCTAGCGGCACTGTTATAGCGTTATGCCCGCTTGTCCCCACGGCACACGCGCAAGCACTGCCATGTCACCTCAGCCTGCCAACGCTGGCGGTGCTCAACGCAGTAGCCAAGGCCACACACCCGCCAGATTTCTTCACCATTGCGCTCTAATTTCTCCACAATTATTTCATCTCCCACCGGAAACATAGAGAACAGCTGCCTAGGTTCCCGGCATGGCGTCATGGGGCGAATGGATGGTGCCGAAGCCGGACGTGGAGCAGTTGCTAACGCTTGAGAGGCAGCGGCGAGTGATCACCGGCTACACCGTGGATCAGGCCAGGGACCAGCTGTGGCGGCTGTGCCAGCTGGCCATGCACCAAGACCTGATCATCCGCGGTGCTACGAAGCGTATTGCCGAGCTGGAGCTGACCATCGAACTCGGCGCTCCTCTAGCGGCATGTGCTCAGGAAGCACCAACGGCCGATACAACCGCGCCACAGGCACAGGTGTTGGCTGAGGAGCTGGAGTCGGATCCGGTGCCGTGGCCGATTCGTCTTCTTCGCCAAGTGATCGCGTCAAAAGCGGATTAAGGCCAGCACGGCCCAGCTGAAAGCGCAGCTTGCGCACCGCCCGCTCCAGGATCTGACGCACCCGCTCCCGGCTGATGCCCGACCGCTTGGCCAGGTCAGCGTTGCTCCAGCAGCGACCGTCGCCAGTGAGCCCATACTTCAGCAGGATGTAGCTGCGCTCCTGCTCACTGAGGTGCTGCATCGCCGCTTGGATCACCGGCCGGCGCAGCTCCAGATCCAATGTCAGGTCTGCGTCATCTTTGTCTAGGTCGGTGTCGTAGACAATCAGGTCAATCAGACGCGAGCAATCGGAGTCGTTGTTGACGAAAGCGTCCAGCGAAACTGTGCCGTTACCGCGATGGCGCAGGATTTCCAGCTCATCGGTGCTGGTGTTCAACGCCTCGGCCACCTCTTTCATCGTGGGCTGTCGTTGCAGCTCCTGGGCCAGGCGGGTGACGGTTTTGGGCAGCTTGCCCGCCAACTCACCAACGTGGCACGGCCGCCGGATGATCCACTCCTTCTGATCAATGGCACGGCTCATCGCTTGGCGGATCCACCAATAGGCGTAGGTGGAGAACTTGTAGCCGCGGCTGGGGTCAAACAGCTCCACCGCACGCATCAGCCCCACCGACCCCTCTTGGATGAGATCAAGCATGTCCAGCGACTGGAAGCGCCGCTTGGTGTATTTCTTGGCGAGGTAGACGACAAGGCGCAGGTTGGCTTCCACGAAGCGCTTCTGCGCTCGCAGGCCCTTTTTGATGGCGACTTGTTCGGCGCGGGTCAGCTCACGCTCCTCGGCGCTGAGCGCAAGACCGCGCTGCACCAACCGAGCCAGTGTGATCTCCTCGTCAGCGGTCAGCAGGGGAACGCGGCCCACGGTGTTGAGGTAGTGATCAACGGTGCTGCGTTCGTGATCGGGAATGCGGGTGGCGCTCATGGGTCAGCAGGTGGTGGTGGTGTGGTAGGGGATTGCGTTGCAGCTGCCAAGGCCGCGGCCATGCGCTTGTGCGAGCCCAACGGTTCATCGCTAAGCGCCAGATCCCAGTAGGCGGCCAGGGCAGCATCTAGGGCATGTATCTCTGGGGCGGCAGTGTCAGCCATCGCTCTGGGTTTCGTGCTGCTTCTGCTGCTCCAGCAACCACAGGCCAAATGCCACGTAGTTCTCCCTGGCCTGGCGATTAGCTGGAGCCATCGGGAACGAGTCGGACCACCACTTATCAAAGGCGTCTGCGACGTTCATGACCCCACCTCCTGAGGTTGGGGCTGAGCGGTCCATTCTTGGAAGAGGCCGGTGTAAAGGCCACGCATCGGATGCCCCACCCGGCCGCGGCCAGCGCGGCGATAGAGGTCATCCAAAAAGTCTTGGCGGAGCTGTTGCTCTACCGGGTCGCAGTCGCGGGTCATGAAGTGAGGTTGAGTAGAGGCCGACGAAACGGGAGGCGTACCCACCTCCCGAGATTCCCTCAGATTGAGGGCATGGTGTAACTGCCGGTGGTGCCGGCGTAATGGCGCCAGCACATCTCAGCGGAGTTGCCAGCCCAGCTGGCGACTTGGGTTACGGGGATTCCCCGCTCCAGCGCCACCGAGATGTTGGTGTGGCGCAGGTCGTAGGGCCGGTAACGAGCGGGTATAAGGCCGCGGTCGTACATCCGCTGCATTGTGCGGCGGAATGCTGTCATGTACCCCGTCCGGGACCAAGGCAGGATTTGGGGCTCGTTATGCAGTTTCCGCAGAGTATGGAGAATCTGCATAGCGGGTCCGTTGCAGGGCACCCACCGCTCACGGCCGGTCTTGGTGCGGTTGCGAACCCCATGGGTGAGGGTGAGGTTGCGGGCAATGCGAAGGCGTTTGTTGTCCCAGTCCACGTCGTCCCAGGTCAGGCCAAAGCCCTCGGCAGGGCGCAAGCCGGTCTGCAGATGCAACGCTGCAATCAGATCCCAGCGGGCCCCCTGACTTGCGCTTTCGCGCAGCCATTCCAGCATCACCGGCACCTTGTCCACCGCAATGACGCGGGGCTCAGGAAGCTGGTCATTTTTGGGCAGTTGAAAGCTGGCCAGGGGATTGCGGGGAATGAGGGCCACGTCTTCGGTGGCGGCCCACCGCAACGCTGACTTCAGGTACTGCGCCACGCGTTTGGCTGCCTTATGGGGTTGCTGCTCCAGGAGCCAGTACATGGCTAGGCGGGTGTCAGAAAGCGACTGGTGGGGGCAGCGAGCGAGCCACAGCCCCACCTGCACGTAGTCATGCGCCATGGTCGTAGGCGACAGGACAAAAGACTTTTCTCGGGCAAAGGCTTGCCATACATCAAGGAGTTCCATCGGCTATTTGATTACGGATAGAGATAAGTGCGTCCCTTATCCACAGGGCTCGCGTGCAATTAGCGAGCTGATGCTGTTCTGCTTCAGCACCATCCCCAAAAGAGGGGTTGCTTAACAAATGCACGTATTCCGAGATCTCGCTGGTGAGGTCTAGGCACTCCAGGGCGAGTGCGTTCAGCGTCTCGGACGTGCCGCTAATCGGGGGGTGCAAAGTAGATACATGCTCTAAGGGCCGCACTGACTTTATAATACCATTACCTAAGGGTCAAGGGGAATCCCCTAAGTCTCTTAAGACTCTTGCTCGCCGTAGTAGCCGTAGCGCTCCGCGGCCCGCCTCCGCGAGTCATGCCGCATATTTGCCCTAAGGCGCCTCTTTCCGCTCCTGACCTCACGCGCAAAATCAAGGAACGCGGCACAGCGCTCGATCTCTCCGGCGGTGGCAAACGAGACAGCTGCTCTCAGCTTGGCCATAGCCGCCTGCCGAAGCCGGGCCGCGTCGTCCACACCTACACCAATAAGTAACGCAAGTCTACTGATTCTCAGAGGCTGCATCAATCAACCAGCCCAGATAAACGCGTGCTTTTTTGAGATCCTCAATCCCGTTTTTGTGCCGCCAGCGAAACACGTACTTAAGTACGTTCCCTGAGCAGTAATCACAAAAACCGTCCTTCCCTAATGCTGACCTTATAGCGTCGATACATTCGACGTTCCCTTGTTGGTAGTGGGAAGGGTTAGTTGGGTCGTTGGTGCTCATTTCGCTTTCCCCCAGGATTTGGCCACCGAGCCCTCACCAACCATGTCCACGCTATCGCCAATGATCTGACGGCCAGCCAGGTGAAGCTGGTGCTTCATCAGCTCCAATACCTCCTCGCCTGTTCCCTCTGGTGCCTCCACGATCAGTTCATCGTGAACCTGGGCGATCAGCTTTGCTCCCTTAGGGAGCCGCGGCCAGGTGCCCACCATCGTTTGCTTGACGATTGAGGCAGCAGTGCCCTGCACCACGTTGTTGAGGAGGACGGTGTGGCGGGCCATATCCCCAATCAGCCACCGCCTGCGGCCATCCACCATGCGCACCTCACCCTTGGCCACCTCGTTTTTGGCCCAGCTATGCCAGCTGGCCATGGCGGGGTACGCCTTGAGCCAGGCATCTCGGAACTCCACGGCCTCGTCGTAGGTGATGGCGTTACCAAAGGAGGCGAAGTAGTCCCGTAACCCGGCTGAGCCAGACCCGTACAGCAAGCCGAAGTTACAACTCTTAGCTCGCTGCCTTTCGTCCTTCCCCACCTCTTCAAGTGGGACGTTGAAGATGAGGTGAGCGGTGAAGGTGTGCAGATCCATCCCATCCCGCAATGCCTGCTGCATCAGGGGTTCGTTGGCAATGGGCTCGCTGCAGGCCACGCCCATCTCCATGTTCTTCACGTCCATCACCACCAGCTCGTAGCCCTCAGCAGCCACGAAGATGTCCCGGATGTAGGACTCGCGTGGGTATTGCTGGGCGTTGGGGGAGGAACTGGAAAACCGCCCAGTGCCTGTAGCAAGTGGACTGAAGCGCGAATGCACCCGCCCATCCTCTTGGATGTGCTTATCCAGGATCCCCTGGATCATGGACCGCCGCTTCTCTGCCCTCTTGTAGGCGAGCAGTGCGTAGACCACAGGGTTATCAGCCAGGGGCCTCAGTACCTTTTTGTCGGTTGTGGGCTTCCCCGTCTTTGGGTCGCGGGGGTCTAGGCCGATCTGCTGGAGATAGGCCAGCACCTGCTGCGTGCTGTTGATGTTGAAGCCCGCTGGCAGCTTGTCCGCACCACGGCCTGTGGCCTTGGGCCTGAGGTTGTAGCTGCCATCGGGGTTACGGGGAAGTTCAGCCAAGCCCCACCTCCTCTTGATGAAAGTGTTGTGCGGTGCGTTTGTGTTCGGGGAGCTGTTCCCAGCTATTAACCAGCTCGTCAGAGGAGCGGATGTAGTTGCCAATGGCCATGTTGCCGATGCATTGAGCCAGGGTCCACTCAACGCCGTCGTAGCTGGCGCAAGCGAGATCCACCGCCATGGAGAAGTGACGAAGGCCCTTCATACCGGCATCGCCCTCAGCTGGGCATCGAGAAGGTCAAGGAACTCACCCCGGCTGGCCGCGATCTCCTGCTCCAGCCTGGCGATAGCAGCCATAGCGGCGTCTACATCCACCTGCATCCCTGTGTGCTCCATCTCAACCACAGCGGGGATCAGGGAGCACTCCAAGTCGTAGACCCGCTGCAAGCCAGCGGTTTTGATCATGGCGCGTTGCTCTTCCCAGCAGCGGTAGGTGATGCGTACATCGTTCATGGCATAGGCCATGTCCGCTTCAGTGAGTTCCGCGCTCATCCAGTCCTGGGCCTGGAGGGTTTTGTCCAGCTTCTCCTTCAGCACCCGCGAGGCAATGGCCTCTAGGGAGTTAGAGATGTTGGGGGTGCCGTTATAGAGCAGCGCCGATTGGATCAGCGTGTCTTCAATGGCGCCCTGCAGGCGGATGCCGCAGCCCAACAGGACACGGTAGTCAAAGAGAGCGCTCTGGAAGATCCAAGTGATGGTGGGGTCTTCCAACACCAGCTTCAGCTCATCCCACTGCGCATCGGTGAAGGTCTGGAGGTCGTACCAGCACTCCCCATGCTCGGAGTAGAACTGAATGAGGCGAACGTGGCCGCGGCCTTGAAAGGAGAGCGGGGCCAGTGCGGTCTCGGTGTCGCAGCAGATCATCTTCCCGAGGTTACGAATTGCATCGGTGATACTCATTCCGCTCTTTCCAGCTCGGCGGCGATGGCGAGGATGTCTTCAACGCGAATCCAGCGTCTGTCGCGGATTGTCTGAGGGAGGCAATGCTCAGCAGCAGCTCGCAGGGCGGCGACCAGGCCACTGCGCTCGTAGTAATAGGGGTTGTCAGCTTCTTTGCAGTAGGCGTCATACACCCCCTGCGCTTGTGGTGATAATTCAGTCATCGGTTCCCCCAGCGGACGAGGACGGCGCGTGAAATGGTAAACAGCAGGAACTCGCCGATAGGCCATTGGTGAAAGCGCCGCAGCTCCCGAAGCTCCTCGTCAGTCGGCCCCTGCGGCTCGGGCTGGGCCAGGGCTGTGGCGTTGAGCGCAGCGATCACATCTTCTATGGG